CTACAAGCGGATCGTCAGTGTCAACTCTCTCCCGGGGAAAAATGAATTGGCATCTCCCGTATTTATTTGCAGAGCGATGTCCATAGTAAGGGCGGATCCTTCTCGGAGATAGGGCAGGCTCGCTCCATCGATCACATTGGAATGCGTCGAGTCGGACGGTATCGTTAACGAGCAATAGGCCCCACCGTCCTGCTCAACCGTGACCACCGCGTCACACCCACTAGGCGCCTGAGTGACGGTTGCCCTGATGTCTCTGACCGCATGCGAAGCTTCCACCATCAAAGGGGGAGCTGCATCCGTTTGAGTTGCCAAGTACCCCGCGACCTGCATCGAGAACTGTCCTCCGGAAAGGGTTCTGAGGCCGCCGTCCGGGTCTCCGGTGTAGCATTGCTGAGTTGCCTGACTCGTCCCTAGCGCGTTTGTTACAAAGAACTCGCTTGCACAGATGCGTACGTCAGGGAGGTTCATCGTATGAAGGAAATTACCCGAGGCCTTGTTCTCAAAGAAACCTGGGGCGAACGGGACAACGGCGACAGTGCTCGACAAGTGCAACACGGTATCGCTAGCAGAATGCGCTGTCGCAAGTGACTCCAGAGCGCCGCGTACCACAGTGTACGTATCGGCGTTTTGATCTGATGACACAACCGTCATCAACTCACTTCCAATCTGGATGACCGCTCCCGCTGTAGCCGGCCCAGTCTGCGAGAGCGTCACTGTGGTTGTGAACGCGTCCATTTCGGCAGCTAGACTAAACTGGCTGGGCTGACTCAATTCGTTCCAGTAGAACAGAGTTAGGGTGCCGCTTGTTACCGAAGTCGTATTCGTCAGATCCTCGAATCCGACCTGGAAAATTGTTAGAATCCCCCCTCCGGGTGCGCCAAGCGAGTATGTCGGCGACCCTGCCTCGCCAAGATCGGTCTTGCTAGCACCTAGCGCAAAGCGAGTGAGCGGGCATAGTTCCGGGTCGCACTCCTGATTACTGACGTTCGCCGATCGGCCAGAGACTTGAACGACCGTTCCGGCGCTGTATCCAACCTCGAACTGTGCAGGACTAGACACCGAGACCGCGCCGAATCGCCACGATGCTTCGGAAATAACGAAAATGCTCGTTAGATCCGGCATCGTAGACCATGGCAAGTTCACAGTCAGCGTAGTCGCGTCATTCACCACGATTGTGCGCTCTTGACCCCGGCCTGTTCCCTCTATTATTCGAACAGCCATGCCGATGTACGCGCGGGCGCTCGCGCCCATATCCGCAGAACCGATAGTATTCGGGGAGGATAGCGTGGCTGAGAACGGACCCGCGTACTCATAGCGGTAGTAGAAATTGGCATGGTCGAAGGCTGGATCGGGAGGCCCAACCGGCTCGGGCGATAATCCCGTGTCGGTATAGCTGGTCGCGAGTGGGACGTTTGAGGCTATTCGATATAGCATTTGAGGCGACACACCACGGTAGACGTGAAAAGTCCCAGTTACGGACGGAAAGCTCAGGCCTGTTATCGACACGGAGTTGGTATTTGTCCCCTCCGGCACTAAGACCGGAACAGTAAACGACAAAGGCCCTTCATCACCCGCCGAATCGACAGCGCTTACCGCATAATAGAATGTGCTGCCTCCAGCGATAGTGCCCCCCGTCGTGCTGAACGTGGGAGCAAGGCTTAGTAAAGGTACGCTCGGAGATGTCGCCGTTGGTTTTGCCGGTTGAGTGAATGCAACCGAAATCGTGTCGGTGGCGGCGCCAGTGCTCCAAGCTTCTATGTTTTCCTGAATGCCAAAATCGAAAAACTCCAAAGCGCCGCTTGCATCATTGTGAGCCACGGTGCCAATGAGCGGACGGGGAGTTCCTACCTGAGTTGCTGGTTGTCGACCCGCGCCTCCGAGTACGGTTGGGTTATCGCTATACCAGTCGTCTTTGTGAATCTGGGTCAGAACCGTAACAAGCTGATAATTCATCGAGGGTGAGAGCTTAGTCACTCGGAACGGAACTCGCAAGAATCCTTCCTTGGCATAAGTGAAGGCAATGATGTCACCCGGGCGCACTTTCAACGCTCGAAAGCTAGTTTGAAACTCGATGAAGACGTTCCCGCCAGTCGACTTGCCTAACTGTCGAAGTAGAACGCGGGTCGCCTGGCTGAAATTCGCAATCCCCAGAGCGGTAGATTGACTGCTAATCTCGTACCCGATCAATGCCGAATCGTCTGAATCCGCAAGAGACAGACTATCCTGCTGATATTCATTGGATTCGTCCTGAAATTCGACGCTTAACCGATTCGACGTCTCGGAAATGCTTCGCGAAATTAACCGTACGGTAGAAGTCCCGTTTAGATTTCTTACAATTCCTGAGAATGGCCCCGATGCGTCGCTGAACTCGTAAGCTGGCCAACCATCGTTGAGCGGTTCAGTACTATTGCTTCCATCAGGTAAAGAGGGCTGCTGTGCTGAGAGTGTAGTTTCCGGAACGAGTTCGAGCAGCCCGGTGCTTCCATATCTCAGCATAAGGCTGGACGCGACGCGAATACCTCGCAGCACAACCGCCGCACTCTGCCGTTTCGTTAAGACGAGGTTGCACTCGTATCTTGGGACCTGAAGTGGGTTTCCATTGAGATCGGTCGTATTAATTAACTCTTGGCAAAACGCAGCAGAAGTCGCGAAGCTAGCGAGGTTTAGGTCCGATAGCGCCCATCCGCACCGTCGAAGGACGTCCAAAATCACCCAGGCAGGATTATTTGTGTAACTGGTCTGCTGAAACGTACTGTCGGCGTTGTACGAATCGAGTTGCATGCCGCGAAGTAACACCTCGATATTCGGCAGCGACTTCCCACTACTGATGCGATTTGGAACGACGACCGAGAGCACCGAAATACTTCCGTTAGGGTCACCCAAGGGATTGCCGTTGGCATCAGAAAAATCAAGGTTGAAATTTCCGGTACGGCCTCCATTTGTCACAACCGTGTACCAGCCTGTTGTCGTCATGTCCTGCCCTTGAACGGCCAAAGGAATTTCGACATCATTAACGACGACCTTCAACACGCTACCCACGGTCCCCATTCCGAGAAGAGCTTCCAAATGCGTCAGGTTGCCATCGTTCCTGCCGAACACGATCGGCGCCTTGAGCCAACCCGTTCCATACACGATGGGTACCGGATCATTGTAGGTAGCGGATGAATCCAAAAGAGGCGACAGGTGCGATGTCTTATCGCCGGCCGTCCGAACCAGGATTGCTGATGGGACAAATTCAAAGCCTCCAAAGCGCCGCGTAACGTTGCTGTTCTCATCGGAGCTGAACATGCCTCGCTGAAGGCATTGAGTCCGGGATTTGTCACAAGCTGTGTAGGGTTGCCCTCCGTTGAGATTGCCGACCCCTCCTGCCACATCCGCTGAATATCCGCACCGGTAGAACCTCGAGTATTTTCCTTGTGTTCCGCCGCTGCTGGCTTCCAATCTCTGGACTGCAGACGTCGGAAAATTCCAGGGACAGGCCCGTTGGACGCGAACTTCTGGTAGCGGGATTCTCTGCAAGGCTAACTTGTTCGTGAAACTCAGAGCTAAGGAGTCTTCCGTGATCTCGTCTGGATCGCTCGCAACTCCTCGAAACAGAACCGTGCTCTCGGTCGTAATGCTTCCCGTAGTGAGGTCAGCAAACGCGAAATACACGGTCAATTGCGATCCCTTGAACCCGATCACTGAATTGAGCTGTGAGAGAGCAGAGTCAGCATTCGCCAGTGTCAGTGAAAGCTGGGAAATTCCGTCCATCGCGTCGTCAGCGGAAAGCTGCAGATCGAATAAGTCGTACTTTAGAATCCGCGCTGCATACTGGTTTCCGTTAAATTGTGTGGCGTGCGTACACCAGAACTCCGGATCACCGGACGGCAGAATGCAGTTGAAGAATAAGAGCGGAGTATCAGCTTCTGCGAGCTGTTTGATCGAGTTAATTGTCCCCATGTCTCTCTAAATCGCCGTATCAATACCGAACGTTGTCGAAAAAAGTTCGTTGCCCGTAGCCACAACCACAAATTCGTTGGCTGACCAATGCGCTTCAGTGTAGACGCCGCCTGTCTGTGCTGTGGCTCGATACTGTGACGGTGAAGGCTGCGCTTCGAGCTGCAGGCCAAATGCTGAGACCTGCTGACCAGCAGACAGAATGATGCCCGCCGACAGGCTTGTACCGTAATCATTCAATGCTCCGCTCGAAAGAACCCGTGTCCACTGCGGCCCTACCGAAACGGTCGTAATCTGTTGCTCGGACGGGCCGCCGCGAATTAACTTAACGATCGAGGCCCCCGCGCTTTGCAAGTAGAGCGAAAGAGTATATGCATAGCTTGCCGGTACCGGCAGCGTCTGTGTGAAGTACGCGTCGGTCTCACCGGTGTTCGTTAGCGCAAATCCGCCAGTACCGTTAACAGGGTCTGCTTGACCGCTCTCAACCTGAACTGACTCCGATTTTCCCCATGCTGTATTTGTCAAGTCAGAGCTTGATACAAACATGTTGTCGGTAGGATCGATGAACGTAAAGCCACGAAAAGGGCCGCGGCAGGTCTGATAATGATTCGTAAGTGCCTCTGTATCTGCTGGTGATAAATCCTGGTAAGCAAGCTGCCATAAGAGCCTACCCGCGCCAGGATCCGGCAAGAGAATCATTTCGCCGTCCGCCAGGACGTTTTTTATCGATCTAAAAACACGGGTCCTCGTGAACGGGTATTGCACAAGTGTGCCACTTGTCAATTGTGGAAAGAAGAGATTAGCCATTCGTCTCTGTCACATACAGGAGCGTCGAGCTTGCACCGACGCCTTCGTAACTACATGTCATCTCCGGAATGAGCAAGCGGCAGTTCGGAATCATCTGTCCGCTGAGTGGATCCGGAAAATCGAATTTCGTATAGTCTCCCTGCTGCTCGGTAAAAAAGGTTTGAAGCTGCGCAATTTCACTGTCAGTGAGCAAGGTGAGTCGGATCTCCCATTGCCGGAATGTGCGCCCTTGTATCAAGTAACGCTGGTCGGCGCCGTCTAAGAAACGAATGGTCTGAACTGCTTGGCCCGTTAGAACTGGTAACGAATACTGCGCTACAGCGCCAGAGCTTAGTAGAGGGAAGGTCGGCACCTTAGATCTCCGCAACGACATCATTCAAGCTGCTGCTGTTCAGCAGAGCCTGTTTAACTGTCTGGACGATTTGGCTTTTTTGGTACTGGCTTGTTGGTGTGTTCGAGGAAACGTTTCCCTGCTTCCCGGCAGTTCCATAGATTCCTCCGGGCGTATACCCGCTAATCCGATGCTCGCCAGACACCGTACTGCCCCCGCTGAGATTCACTGAAGCTACCTGGTCTTGAACCGCCGGCAACTGGAATCGCACGAGCGCAGGTAACGCCGGCTTACTGGACCCGAATAGACCGACTAGGCCGGAGAACAGCGATCCGAAGCCACCCAGAAGGCTTCCGCCGCCTCCAAATAGGTTCGCCAATCCCCCTGAACCGGCCTGCTCGAGTAGGTGCGACCAATTGAAACCCGTAGCTCCGCTAGAGGTTGTCGCGCGGCTTGACGGCGATCCGAATCGAATCCCTGAAGACACTGCCCGGGCACTCATTGCTGATAGCATGAAGTCCGTCGCTTTGCCTGCCGCCGTGCGAGTTGCTGAATTCCGGGGAGCAAAGTAGTTGTTTGCTATCTCCGACAGCGCAACTGGGCTACTCCTCGACGCCCTTGTCGTCGCAATCGCATCTGTCAGACTCCGCAACGTATTAGTTCGAGCCATCCTTCGCCTCCTTACGGCACTCTCGCTCCAACAATAGAAATGCGTCAGCCGTTCTTGCCTCTAACGAGAACAAGTCCAGCCCACTTAGCGTCTTCCAAATCTGAAACTGCTCGAGGAACGTCAGGCTCTCTGCTGTAATGACTGACTTTGGACAGTGGAAGGAGACAACGTTTCCACGAGCCCAAACAGGCCGCTTCATCCCGGCCGCACCATTGGCCGCCCAGGCGCAATTCCTCAGTTGCACCAAGCCGCTCGACCGGCATTTATCGCATTCCCACGCGGCTGGCGGAGAGTACTGGAAATGGAATGCGATCAGGAGTTTTTTCGTTCGTCGTCCGAAAGCGCTAACTCAGCTTGAACGGCTTCGATCACTTCGTCGGTCAAGGCCTCCGGCCCTCGCTCGATCAGTTGATCCGCAGTTGCTATCTCACCGTCTATTTTTAGCCCGCTAATTTCTTTGAGTCCCCACTCCAGGTAGAGTTTCCGAACCAGCAACTCACCAAGACTGGCCTCCAGTTTATCTTCAGTTTCGCCCGCCTTGAGGAACTCGTGACGAAGCATTAGCTCTCGAATGTTCTTATTCAACTCTATGCGCCGACCTAACGAAACGCGCCTGGTTGCGAATCGCACGCCCGGAGTGCTCCGGCTATCTCGCCAGGTTACACTCTCGTAATTCGCTTCCTCATGCAAATGCGATGAAGATTTCGTCATTAGCTGTTCCTTGCGCTAAGTTGTTCCTGAACTGCCATTGCAACCTTGTCTCCGAATCGTCATAGTTCGGCACTTCCGGAGTGACCTGTGGCAAGAAGATGCCCATGAGCTCTCCCTGCTGCTGCCCCAACTGCAACATGGCAGAAATCAGGCTGCGCTCCTTCGCTGCCGCGTACAATGCCTCGGTCTGTGTGTCGTCTTGAGCGAATATCGTGAAGTTAGATGCAACCTGTCGTGGCCCAGGGACGATGCCCTGCGGATAGGAAAACCCAAACTCCTGGTTTCGCACGTCTAGATTGTTGTTGACCTCAAGGCTGGCCGAGCTCAGCGTAAAGAATTGACTCGCAATTCCGCCCAACCAGGCTTGTCCCAAATGCCCCGGCACAATACTGTAGTCAAACGGACCCAAAGGCGGCTCGGTCGGAAATGCCGACAATCCAGCCATGCCGGAAACGAAACTGCTGGAATCCAAGAGGTCCGCAGCCTGTCCCCTGAACGTGAATTCATGAAAGTCTCCGTTCACGCTCATTTCTAAGAGGTCGACAGCCGCGCCCGTGACAATCCGGCTCACAGCCGTTACGGGGTCCCAGTAATCATAGAGTGTTACGCTCGGCAACTCGCTGCCTAGGGTATACGTTACGCAAGGCGTAAGAACGCTACTTGGTTGTAAACCCTGCGAAAACGGGGCATTAATTAGAACTGTTACATTGTCGACAACGTCAGTCACAAATCTAACTTCGTTCTCAAAGGCGATGCCGGTCCCCTTGCTGAGCCCGTGCGGAGTTGAGGTTTGGATCGCCGTCGAGCTGATAAGGCTTGCAATTGAAAGCCCCCCGCTTACCTGTGGAATACCGCCCAAAGCCGCTCGCATCAAAGTTCCGTAGCAAGGTTCGCCCGCTCCCATCCACGATGTGAGATAGGTACTTGTTTCAAAGGCTGTCTGACGCTTCGCCGTTTTGGGAGTTCCCAGGAAGGTTCGCGTACCTGTTTTGTCTAACCGCCGGCTCCGTTCTAATACCTGCTGTGCTTGCAGCTTTACCGCCGGATAGCGATTACCCGCCGCTATTGATGCGGCCAAGCCGTAGTTCTGCTCAAGTGCTGCGTAGAACCGGTTTGCGTTTGAAGAGATATAGTTTGCCATCGGAGCCCTAACTGATGCTCGCGTCTAATATGCACGTCACCGTCGCCACTTCCACAAACCCTAAGCCGCCTACCTTGGGCGGCTGCAGCTTTACTTGGTACCGCCCGGAAAAGAAAATGCCGTCACCCCAATTTCCTGTGTTCGCGCGAAGAATTGTCGTGACCGCCTCGATGTAGTAGTGAATCCATTCGTCCGTTTGAGTCGCAAAATCCCCACTGGCCCAGATATCCGAGAAGACCTCAATCGTCCCGGAGAAAGACCTGAACTTCTCAACTTGTGTGTTCTTGACAGATCCGCTGTAAATACAGATTCTCGGATAAGCGAACTGCATGTTATTGTCGGCCAGATCGGGAGGCGCCGAGCTTAGCAGAACCCGTTCGGCCTCAATAGTTGGTATAAGAATACTTGCTTCCGCGGCAAGCTGTGCAATCTGCTGCCCGAGCGCATTTCCTGCCGCGAGTAAGCCGGCGACTTTCTGCGTGCCAAGAAGTGTAAGCGGCGGCATGTCTCACCCTCTCTTTATTTGTTTCGACAGCGTGATATAGAACTGAGGGGTCTGTCCGCCGACCGGATCCGGTCCGTCCACAATTCCCGTGCTTGGTGAATACCAGATGGAGCCGACCGGGAGAGGGGTAAGATTCTGCCGCGTTAAATCTACTTCGGAAGAACTTACATACACGTTCCAGCCAACTGCGGCGGCCGGAAAATACGCGCTGCTCCCAGGCATACTTACCGCGATACTTGACTGAGCTGGGAGAACTAGCCCATTCACTGGGCTCAGAGCGCCTTCGTTTCCAGCCGCATCCACCCAGGCGCTCTGAACGAATATGGCCTGTGCCGGGAGATTTCCGCCCTCCACCAACACCGACGGCATCACGGGCCTTGGGAGCGCCGCATAAACGATGCCAACACCTGACATGAAGAGCATTTGCTCGGCTTGTGCCGATTCGGCTTCATACTCCGTCCACTTTCCTTGAAAACGGGTATTCAACTGAACGTTATAGGCTTCAGCAAAAAACCTCGATAACGATTCGAAGCAGATCCAGCGCTGTAGAGGCGCCGTAAGCACGACAGTTGAGAGCCCCAACACTCTTCGCTGAACGAATTGGGGATCCGAAGCGCCAACGTCCAGCAACCAAAGCAAGAGCTTGTCGCCGATTGTCTCACTCGCCAGCTTGATCTTGGTATCCACGTTGATCCCGTGAGATGAAGCAACTTGCACCAGCGAAGTCTCAAATTGCAGTAGATCGTCGAGGCTGACGGCCCCTGCATCGGTAAAAAGAGCCATGCTTACTCGTCCGTTGGCTTTCCGGCCTTGCGCGGGGACAGGGAGGCGTGTAGCTCCGGATCGGCAACAATCGCCACTTGTAACCGCCGGGCCAGCTCTGCTTTCTGCGCGGCAGCTTTGCTATTTGCCTGCGCCTTTCGGTACGCGTCGCGCTCGGTTTCAGTTGCCAGTGCGGCTTTTCCTTCCACGATCATCTTGGCCGCAACTTCCCGAGCTACCTCGCTTACCAGACCCGGCTTACCCCCATCGGGAGTCTCGAGGCTCACAACCATCGGGTACTGCTCTGTAAGCTCAGCCTCCACTTCGCGCATTTTGCGGAAGTACCGTCTCAAATCCATGTTTCTGCCTCCAAATTGAGGAAGGGGCCCGTAGGCCCCTTCCCGGTTAGAATTGCTCCAAGTTAGGTGTTCACCTGAACTGCGAAGTTATTCCGCAGGACACCGCCACCGTACAGCACGTCGACAGTAAACTGCTGAGCTAGAGTATTTGGCTGATAGCTCATCACAATTCGAAGGCCGAAGTTGCCCATTTCGGCATATTCGGCAACGGCGCCCGTTCCCGGAAGAGGTTGAGGAAGGCGACGCACAACCAAGCCCAACGCATCGCGCGTGAAGGCTAGATTATGAGTGTTTGGATTTGTGGTACCGGTTACTGGCACGAACTGCGACCGGAAGATGAAGAAGTCTTTCATCTTTCCGACGTTTCCTTCAACCAGCGCCTTCAGCCCTGCTTCACCCGACGAATAATATTCGCTGAAGCGAGGAATCTGCCGAATCTGTGAATAAGTGTTTGAATCCACCACCAGATACTTTGGAGCAGTCGCCGGCACTTTCGCTGAGAACAAAGCCGTTTCGGCCGCATCGATGACAGCTTCAGTGATTGGCGTGCCAGCGGACCCGACAGGAGCATTGGCAGTAAACTGCGCGTAAAGGCCAAGCAGATCTGACTCGACGCGCTCCGCGATGGCGATCACGGCAGGCTGCATATACGCCTTAAGAAGCTCTGGAAACGCCAGGGCCTTCGTAACGTCCGGAAGTATAAACGACGCTTCCGCATGAGTGTTCAGCACGATCTGAGCATTGCCCAGATTAGGATTCTGCGGCTGAACCGTGCCCCCTTCCGCAATATTATTTGCGACCAGAACCGGAGGAATCGGCACATTGACCGTGTCGCCGGCGTGGGCCAACACAGGCTCATAATCGCGGTTAACCAAACTTCCCATGACGAGGTTACCTAACAAAGCAGGCAACGCCTCTGCAGCGACCAGCTTTACGATCGCATTTGCTAAATTTGCAGATGTAATTGTTGACATTTATCTCCTAAATCAGCTTTAACCAGACTTGTCCCTAGTTCGTTCTAGATAGACGTCTGGCTTTGGCTCAAGCTACTGTTTACGGTGTCAAGTAAGAATCATAAGAAGCGGATCAGACACCCCTCAGCGCCTGGCTCGCGATTCTTGATATCTCCTTACGCACGCGCTCGAGCTCGTCCTTACTCATTCCTGGCTTAATCTTGTTGATATCGACCGGCGAACCGATCTCCGCTGCATCGCGCATTGGGATCTGGGCGCCGCTTCCCCCAGCGATTCGGGCGGGAAGCAGTTCCGGGTTCTCCTGCACAAAAGTTGTCAGAAACTCCCGCAGTGACTTGCCCTCTTTGCCCCTAGCCTGCAGTTGTCCATCGCTGGCTCTCACGATATCGTCCTTGATGGCTTTGAAGGCGAGATCGATCTTTGCCACGCCTAGCTGTTGCAGTTCGCTTCGGATCTGCGCATTCCGGTCCGCCTCTTCCGCTACCGCCTTCGTCTGGCGGTTCTCCTCTACCAACTGATTCAGACGCGCCTCCAAAGCTTCCCGTCGCTTACGCTCATCTTGCAGCTCCGTGCGATACGCCGGCTCCGCCTTCCGCTGCTCGGCGTGAATGAACTCTTCTATGGCTTGGCGGACTATATCTCGAACATCCGCGCTGGCTGTTTGAATTTGTTCCGTTTCCGTTTGATCTGACATTTCCCTTATCGCCCCCGTAACTGTGCACGGATTTCGTGCACAACCTGGTCCTTAATTTCCTGCCGGGCATCGCTCAGGTATTTGAAAGCCAATCGCTCGAAAACCTGGGCTTTCAGCGTCGGTGAATCGATGCCCACCTGTAAGAGCGAAGCTGCCTGTTGCAACTCGGTCCCGAAATCGCTGATGTCGACCTCGTCTAGACCGGAAACGGAAATCGCTATCCCGTCTTGACGGGCGTCGGAAATCGCCGTCACGATCTTTGCGATCGTTTCTTTGAGAGCCGCGCCGTACGCCCTCAACACTTCCTGAGTAATGGTGAAGTCAAGCTGCTTGCTCAAAGCAGACTGAGCTCTTCCGCCCGCGATTTCTCCAGAAGCCTGAGACAAATAGCAGACTCTGTAGATCTCTTCTTTAAGAGTTTCTAAATTGTCAGCCGCAATCTGGTAAACCTTTCCATCCGGTTCCGTCCAGCCGAACCGGTCTGTGGGGCCGAGCTGAATGAAGTAACTCTCTCCGACGATTTGATTCCACTCGCGATCTGAGTAGACGACCGGCATCGCGAACAGTCCCATCGTGATCGCCCAGCCCAACGCATTGGACTTGTTGAAGTGCTCCAGTTGTAGGTGGGCTGCCTTGTTCATCAGCCACAGGCCTTCGCTCACCTGAAGTGTTATGAGCGGTACACGATGGAGTCTGGCTAATCCGTGCATGCCCTGAGACACCAGTTCGATATTCCGCTCGTCGGGCCCCTCGATTCGCCTGTACGTCCGGTATGATGATCTGTCATAGTAATGCCACAAAGTCTCATCAACGACTTCCGACTTATCTATCGTCGGCTGCCGGCGTAACTTGTGCCGGATAACGACCCACTCGTATTCCCCACGTTCATCGCAGCTCCAATTGATCAGCTCCTCCGCCTGATAACGTACGAGAAAGGCCCTCGACAAGCCCTCGGATTCCTCTTCGGCCCGATTCTGAGGCCGGTTGATAGCCCGAGGAAAATCGATCAGGACGTGAGATGCACCTGCGATTAGGGAATCTATAAAGCAAAGCCGGAAAAAGCTGGCCAATTTCGTTCCTCTCATATCGCAATCGTCTGCCAACTTAGTTAGGAACGCATGACCCGATTTAAAGCCTCCCTGGAATTCGAAGCTGGGCTCGCGCCGAAAGACCGTGGCCGCATACCAGTCGATAATTGAGCCGATGTAGTTCTCGTAAAATACGCGATGCAATCTCTCCGAGTACACATCGAGTGGCTCTTTCTGCCTTCTCAGAAGATAGTCCGCTGCACGCGCTTTGAAAGCGTGCCCTCCTGAGTAGAGGTCGCGATACATGCGCCACGCATGCAACTGTCGTTTGTAGTCCGGGTGTTCCCGGTCGATCTCGATCATGTCTCCACTCGATCCGCTTTAAAACAATCGCTTGTCCATTTCCCCAGCTCTTGGTTTTTCACCGAATAGCTCCCAAATCGCATAGCCCAAGGCATCGGAAACATGGCTACGCTTGGGATCTCTGTTCTTGTCAATCACTCCAGAATCGGGTTTGAATACCACTTCCTCGAAGTCGCGAATCAATTCCATGCAGCGGCTGTTTACCTCCAACCTTACCTCTCCTAAGGCATTTGTAAGCAATGCATTAACCCGATGCACTCGGCTCATAACAGGTGGGTTGCTAAGCGGTACCCGCACGCTTACGTTGCTGAACCCCGCCCGTCGCAAGGAGCTTTGTAATATCTCGTAATCCGTCTTCCCCGTGGTCCGCATGTGTCTTCCACTTGCGTCTCCAAAAATCTCGATCTTTGCGGCATGGTGCTTGTAGCGGTTCTCGAATTCAAGGCAGGCCTCCTCAGTCGAAGCCCTGTCGAGCACAATTTCATCTATCACCACCAACTGATCTCGCTTCCACTGCAGAAGGATCGAACTCATCGGCGCCACGTTGAAATCCAGAGCCCACATTAGCGGTTCTTTTGGATCGTACTGATGCTGGCCCATATGAACGCTCTGATTGAAACAGTGATACACGCGGTCTGTGCGACTGTTTACGTATTCGCCCAGAACCTCCTGACGATAGAACCTCGGATCATAACTTCTTTCCAAACGTTCGTAGTAATCAGGCGTTTTCCCGAGGACGTGAGTGTTCTCGAACGGCTTCGCCTGAACGCATTCATAGCCCTCAATTGGGTTATGAATGAACCGTTTGTAGACCCAATCATGGCCTTGGGGCGTCCAAACAGCCAGCCCGCAGAGCCTTCTGGCCTTCGGGTCCCGAAGCCTGGCCTCCAACCGAAGCCACCCTTCTTCTCGCGAATACGACAGTTCGTCTATTCCAAACCATGCTAAGTTTGTCCCGCGTAATCTTTCCGGCTCGTCGAGCGATCTCAGTAGAGTGACGCTGTCAGGCCGAATCACGATGATTTCTCCGTCCGCCTTTCTTCTTTCAAATTCGATCTCCTGAACTGAGAGCAGCTCGAGAAGACTGGCCAACGTTGCGTCACGCAGCATGGTGTACGTAGGAGCTGCGAGCACGCCTTGTCGTCCTCTGTTGATATACGAAAGCCGAAGCGCTTCAAACGATAGAGCCGCGCTCTTTCCGGACCCCACCGGTCCCGAAAACCCTTTTAGCCGTGAACGAACCGCCTTGAATCTCGCCTGCGAGGGAAGAGGCTTATACGCCCAGCACAATTCATCCAGATGTCCGGAATTGCATGAGCTATCTGCAATCCCATTCGGATTCATCTGGACTCAACACTACAGGCGTGGTCTCAGCGCGACCCGCAGTTTTTCAGCTAAGCTGCTGATATCAGGAGAAATGTTCTTGCTCAGAATTTTGTGAACGTTCAGAATGTCAGGATGGATCTGCATTCCGCAATCGAGTCACAACACCCTTCTCGTCCTGTGAACCCTGCGCTCCACTATCTGCTACCTGGTGGCTTGGCGGTTCGCCTCACATTCTCGAACAGAATCGCGAGCAGGCCAACAAGAAGGGCTGGTCCTCTCCATTGAACGCGCAAAATCTTGGCCAGAAGGAATCCCGTAACTGTCACCCAGATGAGAATCGTCAGGGCGAAGCTTCCGTCTTCTATAAACAGCTCCCAAATCGCCCTACAGAGTCGCCGGATCCAGTTCAT